GTGGTCTCAAATTTCTTGGAGTTGTCGTAGTAGAGTTCTACTGAACCGTCTTTATTGAATCTTCCATAAAATTCTGTTCCACCTGGATTCATTAAATCAATACTTGTATTTCCAGCAAGTATTAAATTTCCTGCTCCAAAATCTCCAACTAAACTATAAGAACCATTATGAACTATTTGTAAATCATTATTATCACCTAATCTCAGTATATTATTATCACCAAGACTTACATTATCTTGGAATGTAGAAGTACCAGTTACATTCAGTGTTCCATTGACATCTAACTTTGCTGTTGGATTATCAGTTCCTATGCCGACATTACCAGCAGTAAAATATGCGTTATAACTATCTGTTCCAGTTCCGACCCTAAATGGGTTGATCGTAATAACAGTCGTACCAATACCTACGTTTTTGGAAGCGTAGAGATATCCGTCGTAAGTATTAAGAGCTACTTCGCCTAGTGGCAGTTGATCTGCTGTTGGAATCTTTCCCGCTACAGCTGAACGTTTCAGCTTAATTATTGGATCTGCCATCTAAGTGCCTATGTAGTCAGACCACCAGTATATACTGGTGTTTTTTAATATTTATGCGAACTCACCTGCGTCCTTAGTTGTTCTTTTTGGTTTTGGTAACCTAGATTCTAGATCTGAAACTTTGGAATTTAAAAGTTCTATTGTCTGTCTATATTTTAACTCTCTTGCCTCAAGAGCAATATTTTGATTAATCGAATCAAAATATTTGTTTTGATATATTGCAATCAAATTCTTATAATCTTGTTCATCCATAAAAAAAGAGGGAGATTAACTCCCTCTATTTAGACTATATTATGGGAATTAGAATGAACCACCATCGATTGTTGCATTTGTGATTACAATCGTGTTGCCATCGCAACCAATTACTTCATCAGTTGTTCCACTACATCCGTTAACATACAGAGAAGCAACTTCCAGTGCGCCACCAGTGTTGTTGGTCAGAACTCCAGAAGATTCTGAAACGTCTGAGGAAACAACAACTCTTGAAGTACTGTCATCCCAATATACCGCAGCTTTCTTAGCAGAACCAGAATAGTAATTGAACAGAACGCCGATGTCCTTATTCAGATCAGAAGAAGGGGCTGATCCGTCAACAAATCCCAAGTCAAGTAGTTGGTCTTCAATAGTAGTTGTTGATGTATTAACCTGCGTAGTAGAACCATTAACATAAAGGTTTCCAGAAACTGTCAGGTTATTGGAAACTGTAACATCATTTGGAAGTCCATAAGTAATGCTTTGGCCAGAAACTGTTACATCAATTTCATTTGTAGTTCCAGCAAACGTCATTGTTTGTGACGTTGCTACAGAACCTCCTCCACCACCAGTTCCATTAGTTCCTTCAGCAGTTGTGATTGTTAAGTCAATACCAGAAACGGCACTATCAGTATAACTCTTAACTGCTGCTGAAGTTGGAAGTGTTGTATCGTTGTTATTGCTACCAATACCTTCTGCAGCAGTTACAACAGCAGAAGCAGCAAGATCAGCAACCTCTACATTAGAAAGTGAGTTGCCAGTTCCATTTGCATCAAAGGTCTTATTCGTTAATGTTGCAGTTGATGATGCAGTAATAAATGCAGAGGTTGTATTATCGTAGTTTGCAAGGTCGTTATCAACTACAAAATCATACTGTGCGTTTGCATCATCATATGAAACTGTAATACGAGTTTGTGTACCAGTTGTAATGGCTGCACCAACAATATCTTCAATTCTTTCTGCATTCAGTGTAACATCACCAGAAGTTACAGTAAAATCGGTTGCATCAAAAGTCGCAACACCTTTATTTGATGAAGATGCGTCTTCTGCAGAAATAGTAATAGTATTGTTTGTAACTGCGGTATCAATACCTTCACCACCAGAAACGGTTAATGTATCAGTGAGAAGTGCTACTGTGTCAGTTCCACTATCACCTGCCATATTAAGATTGGCAGCTGCATCAATGAACGATAAAGTTCCAGAACCATTAGTTGCAAGAACCTGACCATTAGAACCATCTGTTCCTGGGAATGTATAAGTGACAATTCCAGCAAGACTATCTGGTGATTTCAGAGTAATATAGGAAGAACCATTTGAAGTACCTTCTACAAGGTTAACGCCACTACCAACTGTAGAAGAGTTTACTGACCAATATCTTCCAGAACCTACAAATTGATTATTTGCTGTGGTGGAATCGATACCAACATAAAGATCATAACTGTCGGTAGTAAAGCCTGGTTCACCTGCCCTCAGTCCAGGGAGATTGCTAAGGAGGCCTCTCTTAAACTGAATTACGGGAGCCGCCATTTTCTTTAATTTACATTACTTTTTACTATTTAGACTAAAAAGAACCTGCATCTATACCATCAAATTGTATGTTATTTGGATCTACAAGTTCTTCCACAACATCTACAAAAGTTTGTGGTATTGTTTGAGTAGTTGATAATACTGTATCTATGTCAATCAAATCAAATTTTCCTGCAGAAGCATTATATCTCATTACGTGTTTTCTTTTTGAATTATTAAGAATTCCAAAATTAGTATCACCAAGATCTCTTAATCTAGTTGCCATTAGAATCCTCCACCATCAAGACTATCAATTTGAATTTGACCAAGATCCAATTCTCCTTCAAGCGTGGTTACAAATGTGTCATCAATATCGGAGTCTTCTGCAGATGTAGCAAGAAGTTCGTCCGCAGTAATTAATACAAATTTATTAGTTACATTATCATAAGAAACAATCAAACCATCTTTTGTTGCATCAAGAGTTCCAAAATCAGTATCTCCCATCTCTTCAACTTGAGATGGATTACGAACGGATCTAACGTTTGGTTTTGTTACGGTGCGTTTTTTTGCTACTGTATTTGGAGTTGTTACTTTTCTAACTACTGGCATGATTAGGTCGTAGTAATGCCTGCTTCTACCAAAGCCATCCCTTCTACCAATCTAGAAACTGCACCAGAAGAGGATTGTAAACGAACATCATATTGATATCTTCCTGGAGTTAATCCAACAGTAACTCCACTTGTCATGGCAATCGACACTTCGCCTGTAGATGCTGTTATAGAAACTGAAAATGCTGTGGAAGATGTAGAACTAAAGTGCTTCTTTAATTTGGCTGATCCACTATATCCAGAAAGGTTTGAGGCGGATCCATCACTTTCAGTCGAGGTGAAAGTCTCAGTAAAATCTGCACCTTGAGGAATAACTATATTAATAACAGGATTTGCTGCCATGATCCTTTTTTAACTATTTAGTCTCGTCCTTATCTAGATTGCTATTCTTTAAAAGTTTTGATAATTCTGCAGTAGATCCAACAAAGAGAGCATTAGTTACATTAGTTGGACCTTTGGCATGAGTTTCTTCTTCAACATCTTTAAGTTTTTTCTGAAGTTCCATTAATTTATCGGTCGCGTCTGCCACGTTTTTAATTAACTGACCAGCAACTTCGTATGCTCTTGGCATTTCACTCTCTTGAGCTAATTCAAGAATGCCGTTGATTGCTTCTTGGCCCTTTTCTATAAGAGAATATAAATTTCCTCTTGTATATTCATAATCTTTTTTTATATCTTCGGTAGATGAAGAAGATAAATTTTGTATTTCTTTTTGTACTGGTTCCGTAGAAACAATATCCCCAGCAACATCAAATGCTTCGTTCAATTCATCAAATTTTTTAGTCATTTTCATCTTCTTCTATTAATAAGTTACACTGAAACCAAAGTCATCTCCATCCTGGATAAGTGAATCGTCAGCATTTGCAATTGACTTAATTGGAGCTCCTCTGAGGTGGACAGTAGCATCTGTGTTGTCCTGACCCCTCTTAACTTTAATACTGTCGGTAAGAATTTCAGTAACAAATACTTCTTCACCATCAAGATCTACATATGTGTTTTCCGTAACTGTTGAAACGTCGTCAAGTTTAATTATAGTATCAGTAGCAGTTATATCATCGGTCAAATTAGTTAATACAGTTCCTGTATAATTCTTAATCGCTCTTGGTTCAACAGCATATTGAACATCTCTTTGTGGAGTTCCAGAACCAAGAGTTCCAGCAGTAAATCCAACAGTGACTTTTTTGACAATATCTGCGCTTGCAGAAGAGATTGGGCCAAAGAGATATGTCTTCGCACTAAATCTCAATGTGTAAACTAGTGCTCTCCTTGTAGTATAATCGCCCTCATAATCATCACTCATCGTAATACCTTCAAGAACAATGGGAATATCTCTCTTTTCTCCTATTGATTCTACAAGATTTACTGACATATTATAAGAAGGTTGAAAATATGGTAGAATTTGTTCTACAATTTGTAGCATATCATCATTTAGTTTTGTCATGATAGCCAACTCAAATTCCATATTATATGGAACGGGCATATATGATGTTTGAATATTTGTACTATCTGATAGTAATGCTTTTTTGAATTTTTGCGTTTGAGTTATTTTTCTTGATGGATCATAATTTAGTCCAATAAATTCAAATGACATTCTAGGTAATGTCAAAGAAACGGATTTATTTAAGTCCGGTTGCTGATTAATTCTTGCTAAAAACTTTTGAGTAGGTCCATATGCAAGAGGAACTCTAAACTGATTGGCAACATTACCATCAGAACCTTCTTGTTTTATGATAATATTGTTAAACAAAGAACCGAATGATATAATGGTCCTTCTAAAAATTTCGTTATAAAAATACTCAAACATCGTCTTGGTTCTTTGATTAACTATTATTTATGTTAAGGCATTCCGAAAGGATTAGTTTCTGAAAAATCTATGATGTTATCGGATTCACCTTCAATTTCTTCGTTTGAAGTAAATCCATCTTCAGCATACGCCGAAGATGAAAGCATGTAACTTGCAGATGATGCGGAACCAACAATATTTTCTCCAACAACAAATGCACCATCTGGATTGACAACT